TTTTTTTTTTTTTTTTCCTCTTAATTGCGGTAACATTCTTATCCAAAAAGACAAGAAGATAGAGATCCCAGTTGAGGAACTGGGCAAGCATCTTGTGTTAGCTTACCAAGCAGCGCGTAGCTTGCTGGGGCCTCATGCCTACCCGGACCAAAAACATGAATCATGAAAATGAACGGACATACTTTATACCTAGTACGAAAGGGGGAGTTTGCCAACAGCTCCCAAAGGAAGAAGGAATTTAGGCTTTAAGCCAGGACCAAAAGCGGACAAAAGGTGATGACACCTTGCCCGCGATGGTCTTGACCACAGACTTCAGTTCAGCAAATATACACTCAAGGTAAGTGTTGCCCGCGTCATCTGAAGCCTGACCAGCCTTTTCCCTAACATCATCAACAACCTCTTTAGCCTTGGCAGCAGCTCGCCTAGCTGCGCGTGCAGCAGTGCGAGCAGCAGTGCCAGCAGCTTTCTTGGTCGAGGTGACGACTTTGCCAAGAAAATTTGAGCCAGCGTTGATGGTGATTCGGCCATGCTCAATAGTGGCACGGCCACCGGAGGCAGCAACAGCGTAAGAAAGTTCTGCAACTCTTTTAGCGCCATCAATGGTGCCGTCCTCATTTTCTGCGGGGCGCAGCCAGGACGGAAGGAACGCATACATTCCAAGATTGGAATTGTAACGCCGAGCAATTCCGTCCCAAGCCTTGGACCTACCCATCTTTGCGGTGGCCCAAAATTCATTGAGGGCACCTGACAATGCCGCCTTGTTGTCAGGGTTTGGCTTGAGCACATAAGTGGTCAAAAGAACATGCAGCCACTCGGCCGCAGAAGGGCCAAGCTCTTTATCGGTTGCGGAAAGAACCACCTCAAGTGCTTTCGCACGAGCAATGAGATCTTCCTTCTGCTGCTGCATGTAGTTGACCATTGCGGGAAAAGCACTAGCGGGGACAAGAGCGCCCAAAGAACCACGTTTGATCCGGTATGCATGTCCGTCAGAAGTCGTATAAGTGATGTACTTCTGAGTGACAGTGGTCTTCGAGCCCTTTTTCAGGATGACCGTCTCCCCAGATACATGGGGATTGGGTTCCTCTACATAAGGTTCGGGGTGCATAACGGTCAATTCATCGCCGGTTTTGGTCCGCTGGACACCACTGAGCTTCTCAGCGGTGTCCGAGAAGGCTTGTTCAGCCTCCTCAAGCACGGGTTCAGGTGCGGAAGGCACACCTGTCATGTCGACTCGCTCGTTCCCTGCCATGGCAGCAGTGAAACGAGCAAGCCGGCGCAACTCAATGAGCGCGGCGCGCTCAGGGAGTGCCTCAATTGCAGTGGCAGTGTCAGGGGTAAGCCCCATCTGCTCAGCATACAAATATGTGGGCACTCCTTTCACATCAAGTGCCAATTTGGCGGCACCTGAAGATGACTTCACCTTTGACTTATGCAAATTAGCAGAGTCTATAGCAGAAGGATCGAGATTCTTAAAAGCAAGTGCAACTTTGGCACTGTTGAGAGCCTCAGGCTCTGTTGTGGGGTTCAACACACCCCGTGTGGTACTATCCTTTGAGGTAGCCACTACCATTATAAATAATGGTTTCGTTCCTCTGCGGGCGGGAATCTCATCAGGTGGGGCCTTTGTCTAAAGATTTTCACTGTTTTAAAAAGAGCACTCAGAGTCGACTATGAAAGCATCCGGATTGCCATTGCCATCCAGAGAAGCATCATCATTGTCATCATCATAAGCACCAAGGATGATTGTGTCATTAAGAGCCCTCTGTGTGAGCAGAGAGAAAATTTGGCCCTCATCAAACTCAGGGACCTCCGGACCGTTACGATCTGGGACAAGTCCAGGGTGGTCATGCCAAATCTGGCTAATAGCGCCATTAATGCCCATGGCGATATTCGACCAAACATCAGGCAAGGAGAACGTGAACATCCTTCCTGTGCTCGATATCTCGCTCGGCAGCACCTCAGAACCATCGGACGTCTGGAGCGAGGAACTGAAGAGGCGGCTACCAGCACCATTCACAAGAGGATCAACCACCTTGCCAAGAATGCGAGCCATGTTGTCAACCACCTCATCAGCGGTCTTGCGATCCAACACAGAACCATACTCCCCTCCGGATCCCCTCCAGCCAGCAATGGCTAGGAAGAGATCAGGTCTGAATTGTGCAACAGTGGTCACCTTGACACCCACTGACAGCCATTCAGTTAATAGTTCAACCAACTGAGGATCGGGACGGGGTGCAAGAGCATCTCCAAAAGGGCCGGAGAATGTGACATGGTGAAAAGACCCATTATTAGTTCTACCTGTCCTACCACGCCTTTGAAGCACCTGTGCTTCAGTTAACTTCACAAGGAGTGGGCGTGGTTTACCATCCTGACCAATTGTGATGGCACGATCAAGGTCAGGAGTAATAATTACGTCAACATCCGGGATGGTGAGACCCACATCAGCGACAGATGTGGATATGTAAAACTTGGCGTTGGGGTCAATCGTGGCCTCACGGGATGTCAAAGTGCAGCATTTGCCTGGCAATTTACCAGCAAGTGCATTGACGTGAGAGAGGTCAGGAGCAAAAATGAGGAATCTGGCACGTCGCGGCATGCCATTGACAATTTCGGTGACTTTATTGTCATAGGCCTGCCTGAACAATGACTCACTGGAAATAGTGACATTGTGCCGAAATTCCTCAATGCTCCATAACTTAGCAATCCTCAGCTCAGTCTCATTTGTCCTCCATGCCCGCAACTCTTTCGTAGGAGAGGCAGTCAAGGCAATGGAGGGAAGGGACATATGTTTAACCACTGTTTTGAGTAGCTCGTAGAAAGGCTCAGTGACATGAGCCTCATCAACGATAAACAAATTGTCCTTATTAAACCAGGAGGGGTTGAGGAAGAGCTCCTGGGGTGTCATGACCCAAACCTTGGCTGTCTTGTCGAGCACGAGCCCGCTAGTTAAGCCAGAGGCATTCACCCCTTTCGCATTAACAAGCCAAGGCGTAAGTGTTTTAACAAGAGCCGACCTAGGCTCAATTAGGATGATCTTCCCAAATTGTGGCCCAAGGGCCATTTGGGCCCACGCGATCAAGTCTGTAGATTTGCCTGTGCCAGTGGGTGCAATGATAAGTTGTCGCCTCCCATTCCACTCAGCATTAATGAGAGGTGTTAGGTCCTTGAAATTTGGAGGTATCAATTGCCAAATCTGAGTGATCACCAAGCCTGTGAAATAGTCCCATATCAATGACAGATTGGGAATTTTCACAGATGAAAGAATTGACAGAGAGGGGACATCAGGGACAAAGTTAAGGATCAATACGAGAAGGAAATTCCACGTAGGGAACTCTGTTCGTATGATCTCTTGTTGAACTTGGCCATTAAAGATGAAACCCATATCTGCAAATTTCTTGCTGAGGGCAGTGAACCAACGCGGCATGAAGCCACCACCGGACCTGCTCTCAAAAGTGACATAAAGCCAATGTCTCAAAATAAGACCACCGGTGCTGACTGGCACCTGATGTGGTTGTTCCACATTGGACAGCCAATCATAACAGGTTTTGCGAACAATCGAGTACAGATGGGCAGATGAAATGGTGCCATTGACCCTTTGAAGCAAAATGAGAGGCCAGTCAACCCATTCCTTGCACCTGCGCTGTAGGTAATGGGAGTAGCCAACGTTGAAAATTGCAGGATTGAGCAAATCAGGAACAGTACTTAGAGCACTGGCAATGACATCGATAGGACCAATTTCACCATAAGTGACTAGGACGTCACCTTTTGCCGACTCTATCACATCAGTGACAGGAGTGTCTGATGGCATATTGGTCCTGAAATCGTACCATTGACGGACAACATCCTGATACGAAGGAATGTGCATTGCTTCAAGTGCCCCACGGCTCTTTGGAGATGACACTTTGATCTTCCGTATTGCCTCACAAATCTGCTTATGCACATCCTCATGATGAGCAGTAAGCGATAAGTAGCTGATGAGGCGTTTGACACGGTACTCAGGAGAATTGTTCAGTACTTTTGCAACCAATTTTCCAAGCAACCGGTCTTTGTCATGGTACACAACCCAGCTGGGAGTGGACATCCCCAGCTTGGAAAACAGACTGAAGTCAGATGGAGAAGGGGCCCGACAGAACTTGCTGAGAAATGGAATGTTCTTAAGGGGCCCATCAGCCTCCAATCTCATTTCAATGTTCCACTTGGACATTGCTTCTGTTATATTCGCCCAGTTCCAGGCGGCAGGGGCAGTGCTCAACATAGATAAAATATGGTCATCGCCATAACATGACAATTCGTTGTAAAAACGGAATTCATTGGCTGACAGCCCAGTAATTTCCTTCCAAGCAAGAAGGTAAACAGCCGTCGTGACAATGCTATTGTCCATGCTGGTTGAAGAGTGGCCTGTGGTGAGGCCCGTTCCCTTGTGGTAAACATTGCCTGTTGAAGTGGTGTTGAGAAAACTCTTGTCAAGGTTGTGATAAGAGGCATCTATGAGGCCACAGATCTTCTGGAAGTCTCTATGATGCTCAAAACCCTTTTTCCGAACCCCTTTGACAATTTCTTGCATCTTGACCACTATAGTTGAGTCAAAAGCAGTCATGTCACCAGCGAAATGCTTGTCGAACTTGGCATGGCGTTCAAAGATGCCACTGAGGACTCCACCATTGAGTGGGAGACCAATCTTGATAGGTGTGGTCTCATACCTGAAACGATGATTGGGTTCAAAGTTCCAGATGGTGGAAGCAATGTAGTGGAACATGCTAGACCCAATAACAGTGCGCACCTTGTCATTGGCCCATTTCCTTTGTGGAAGTGCTTCGCCTTTGACAAAGACTGCATTGACAGTTGGAATGGAGGGGGCAACAGAGAAAGTCTTTGCCCAGAGTTTCTTGAACTCCTTATAGCCACCAAAATCCCTTATGAAATGAGACCTCTTGTACTTACGTTTGGCACGTAGAGGATCTTTCATGAAGGACCCGAGGGCATACTTCTTCTCCCATGCACGGATAATGACATTAAAAGGGGTGAGTTGGGAGTGTCTAAAAATGTCACCAATGAGCACCCAGATTTCAGAAATGTCAAGATCGGGCAAGTTAATGTCCGGAGTCATGAAATAACGTGCAGTAGAATGGAGCTCATTATCTTCAGAGGCATACTCTTCAGTGCGCTTGAAGATAGGGGCCCTGGCCCGAAGGTCATCTAATGCAGTGTCAATGTAAGTCCTTGAACGATGAATATTCGTCTTGAAGTCAGTACCAAAGAAAAGCCATTTCTTATCATAGACACCACCAGCAACACCAAGGACTGGTTCAGTGATGTTAACATTGATAGGCCAGCCCAGATCCTTGGCCACTTGCAAGCCCTCCTCGATCCGTGGCATGTCCCACCTAAGTGGTGCGTTACGAATAACCGAAGGCAAACTCACAGCATCAACAAATCTGCCAAACCTAAGCAGCGTCTGAGTGAGATGGGCCCTGAAGCGAACGCGACGGTTCTTCCTACTTTCAGAGGAATTGCCGCTATATTTCTGCCCGAGGAACCCAATGTCATTGGCAACATGCAGTATGTTAACAGTCCAACAGAGGAGCTGAATGTTCACCATATCCTTGAATCCAGTCCAGGAGTTGCCTGGGCCAGCAAAGAAATGGTCAACTTTCCAGAAGAACCAGTAAAGCGCTTTAGGGAGCCATAACAACACCCTAGGGGCATCTTCCAACGGTAAAGTTGCTATGAGGCAGAGAACAATCAGGCCCACCCGCATTGTGCGGATGGTCCAATTGAAACAAAAAGAAGCATAAAGCCACAAACCCCACAAGCGGAAAAGCACATCACCATATTTGGCGGCGTTGCCCTCGCCAAGGTGGTTAGTGCGCTCTGTCCAGTCAGCAAGTTTCTCTGAGACCCACAGTTCGACGTCAGGGTCCTCAACACCTTGTGTGAGGAGCCAGCGACGAACAAAGGGCTCAAGGGCCCTATAGGCAACCAAAGAACGCAAGACGCCAGTTGCACTGGCAACCTGCATATATGCCACCCACCTTTTCAATTTTGAAAAGAGGTAAGTAAAAGGCCCAACATACACGATCCAGAACACAAAAATGACCGGGCCCCACAAAGGCCAGGTCGGAGTGAGAAAGACCATGATGATGATCGAAGCACCGAGGATGGGGCCGAGGAAGAGTGTGCAGATGACACACACCACAATGAATAGCACAAGAGCCGCCATGATGACTTTGGCTGTGATAGTCATAAGAAAGTCCCAAGCAGGGAACAGGACATTGTGCAAATACTGCACTAGTTCATGGTCCATCCGTTTCCCAGTATCTGGGTGTACGGGAATCCAATCAGTAAACTTGAAATCCATGACAGGCAGGCCTGTTTCGGCGAGGATAGAGTCCAAGCCATCTTCAGATGGTTCTTTGGAGAAAAGACCCCTTGAATACACAAGGGACAACAAGAAGGGGGATTGCGCATAGAGCGCAGTCCACCCAGCGAAAGCTA